CCCCGTGCGCGATATGGCCCGCGGCTTCCGCGACGTCATCGGGCTCACCGAGAAGCAGGCCACCGCGGTCGTGAACTACCGCCGGCTGCTCGAGCAGAATTCTTCGGAGGCGCTCGCGCGCGCGCTGCGCGACGGCCGCTTCGATCGCACCGTGCGCGCGGCGATCGCGAATGAGCGGCCGCTCACGGCGACCCAGATCAACCGGATGGTCGACCGCTACGCCGAGCGCTACCGCGCCTATCGCGCGCGCGTGATCTCGCGGACGGAGACGCTGCGCGCCGTGCACGCGGCCGAGCACGAATCGATTCGCCAGGCGCTCGAGGCTGCCGGCGACGACGGCGCCGGCGTGGTGCGGATCTGGCGCACGGCGCAGGACGATCGCGTGCGCGACACCCATGCGGACATGGAGGGCCAGGAGCGCGGCTTCGACGAGCCGTTCGAGTCGCCCTCCGGCGAGCTGCTCATGTTCCCGGGCGACCCGGAAGCGCCGCCCGAGGAGACAATCCAGTGCCGTTGCGTGGTCGAGAGCTTCATCCCACGGCTGCGCTAGCCTCGCGCTCGCTTGGGATCTTCGAGGTTGCGATTCATCGGGTTCTCCTTGCCGCCCCGCGTCGGTTGCAAACGGCGCGGGGCGGTTCCTTCTGAGGGAGGTCCGCGATGGAGGACAAGCGCGAGAGCGGCGCGCTCTTCCCGGTCGCCGGCTGGGAGGAAGCGTTCGACGGCGCCTGCGGCGCGTTCTTCTTCAGCAAGTGCGTGGTCGAAGGCCAGGAGCGCGACACGCTCGTGATCCGTTTGCCCGGTAACCACCCGCTCTCGCACGACGGTGGCTCGCCGATCCCGCTCGAGATCTCGGGCCCGCGCGCGTGGGCCTTCGACGGGAACCGCGAGGCCCCGACGCTCTCGCCGAGCGTGCACGTGGTCGGCCACTGGCACGGCTGGATTCGCGCGGGCCGCTTCGAGAGTTGCTGACGGCCGCGCGGCTTGGGATATGCTGCGCCGCGGCTCGGGGTAGTGGCGACTCCCGAAGAGCGAGGGGCTGATGGCCCGCTTCGGCGTCTCCACGAAGGTTCTCAAGGTCGAGAAGAAGCTCGGCCTGGTGCTCGGCTGGGGCATCACGTGCACCCAGAAGAACGAGCCCTACTACGACCTTCAGGGCGACCACATCCCCGACGACGCGATGCTCGAGGCCGCGGCCGACTTCATGGCGAAGGCTGCGCGTCCGTCGACGGACATGCACACCTGGCAGGGCGAGACGCCGGTGCGCGACGGCGACGTCGTGTTCGCGTTCCCGCTCACGCGCGAGATCGCGAAGTGCTTCGGGATCGAGTGCGAGACCACCGGCCTGCTCGTCGCGGTGCGGCCGTCGCCGGCGGTGCTCGCGAAGTTCGAGAGCGGCGAGTACACGGGCTTTTCGATCGGCGGCCGACGCCTCGAGGACGTCGAGGTGACGTCGTGATGGGCTCGCAGGATTGCGCGCAGGTGGCTGCGGCGATATGGATTGCGCCGTGACGACTCGACGCATCATGCGCCGGTTCGCGATCGATGAGTTGGCCGCCGTCGATCGACCCGCACAGCAGGGGGCCCTCGCGGTCATCATGAAGCGCGCCGACGATCCGGTCGCCAAGCGAACCGCGGTCGTGCTCACCTCGGAAGCGGAGGGGCACGCGCACGCGCTGTGGCTCTATCCCGAGACGACCGGGGGCGAGACCTCTTACGCGGTCAGCGAGGGCGCCGAGAACGGCCACTCGCATCCGTGGGCCTTCACCGTCTCGGGCGGCATCGAGATCGGCGCGTCCGAGGGCCACACGCACACGGTCGAGCCGCTCGACCTGGTGGCGGCGACGATGCTGAAGGACGCCTCGGGTCCACGCGTCGTCTCGGTCGAGCTGAAGAAGTGCGCGGCGGCCGGTGCTCCCGAGCACGACCACGCGATCGATCACCGCTTCGCGGGGCCGAGTGGCCCGGCGTCGCTGGGGAAGGCGCACGTGCATCCGGTGCGCTTCGGCCCCGATGGCTCCGCCGTGCTCGGCGAGGCCGAAGGGCACACGCACGGCTGCGTGATCAAGCAGGCCGCCGAGTACCGGCTGCCCGAGAAGAAGAAGCCCAAGAAGGAGGACGAGCCCATGTCCAAGACCATCGAGCAGCTCGAGCGCGACGTCGCCGAGCGCGACACGAAGATCTCGAAGCTCGAGGGCGACCTCGCGCAGGCGCGCGTGCTCGCGGGCCTGAACGACGGCGAGAAGGCGCACCTCGCGCTGCTCTCCGAGGGCGATCGCCCGGGCTTCCTCGCGAAGTCGGCGGCCGACCGCGCCGCGCTGATCACGGCCGCGAACGAGGTCGTCTACAAGGCGACCGACGGCACCCTGTACACGAAGCGCGACGACGCGCGCACGGTCGCGCTCGCGAAGCGCGCGGACGAGCAGGACAAGGCGCTGCGCAAGGCGTCGCTCGAGAAGCGCGCGGGCGGGCTCGTCGCGCTGAAGGGCACGGCCGACGTGGTCGGCGCGGTGCTCGAGGCGGTGGACGGCATCGCCGACGAGCCGACCCGCAAGGCGGCGCACGAGCTGCTCGTCTCGGCGAACGCGGCCCACGCCTTCGTCGCGAAGAATCTCGGGACCGACACGATCCCGGCGGTCACCGAGGCCGCGAACGGCGGCGCCGACTCCGCGTCGGCCGCGGAAGCGCAGCTCGAGGCGGCAACGCAGGCGCTCATGAAGGCCGACCCGACGCTCGACTACACGCACGCCTACGTGAAGGCGGCCGAGCAGAACCCGAAGCTCGCGAAGGCGGCGTCGGCGGTGCGCTCGCTCAACTAGCCCGCATGCGCCTGCGGGCGCGAGGAGACCTTCATGGCTCTGTTCGACAACGTGAAGCCGATCACCCTGCTCGCTGGCGCGGCGGTGTCGCAGGCGCGCTTCGTGAAGATCGACAACACCGGCCGCGCCATTCAGAGCGCGGCCGAGGCCGACGACACGAAGGGCGTTTCGATCACGGCGGCGGCGGCCGCGGGCGAGGCGCTCGAGGTGGTCTGCCAGCCCGGGTGCCGCGTGCGCGTGGAAGCGGGCGCCGCGATCACCATCGGGGATGCGGTGGAGTCCGATGCGTCGGGCCGCGCGATCACCCACGGCGGCGCGACCGCGCGCCGGCTCGGGAACGCGCTCGAGGCGGCCTCGGCCGCCGGCCAGTTCATCACGGTGCTCTTCGCGCCGGGGGCCGGCGTCTAGCTCGTCGTCAACGTCAACCGTCGCCGCACCGCGCGGCTGACATCAGGAGGGGCAGATGCCCGCGACCAATCCGCAAGCTGGCGACGTGCACGTCAGCCGCCCGATCACGCAGTTCTCCGAGAAGTTCATCCTGGACAACGGGGTGTTCGTCGGGATGGGCGCGATGCCCAACGTGCCGGTGCAGTTCCAGTTCGACCAGTACTACAAGTACAACATCGGCGATTGGCTGCGGCGGCCCGGCGCGGGCGTGATCCGTGCCGACGGCGCCGAGTCGGCCGGCGTGTCCTGGAAGATGAGCACGGGCACCTACTCGGCGGTGGTCCGCGCGCTCCACAAGGACGTCTCGGATCGCCAGCGCGCGAACCAGGACGAGGGCATCGACCTCGACCGCGACGCGGCCGAGTTCGTGACGCAGCAGCTCCTGATCGAGCGCGAGGCGCTCTTCGCCGCGACCTACATGGCGACCGGCGTGTGGACCGCGTCGGATCAGAACGTCGACTGGAGCGCTGCGGCGAGCGATCCGATCAACGACATCCGCCAGGCGGCCCGCATCATCCAGGGCCGCACCGGCTACCGGCCGAACCGCTTCACGATCGCGCGGCGCGGCTTCGACACGCTCATGGAGAACGACTCCGTGATCGCGCGCATCAGCGGCGGCGCCACCCAGAGCGCTCCCGCGAAGGTGAACAAGGCGCTGCTCGCGGCCCTGCTCGAGGTCGACGAGATCAACGTCATGGAGAGCGTGCAGAACAGCGCGCTCGAAGGGGCCACCGACGCGATCGACTTCATCGCGCCGGACAACGCGCTGCTCTACTACGCGCCGCGCACGGTCGCGATCGGCACGGTCACGGCCGGGATCCAGTTCTCGTGGCGCGGCTACGTCGGCGCGACGCCGTCGGGCCAGCGGACGAAGAAGTTCCGCATGCCGCACCTCGAGAGCGATCGCGTCGAGGTGGACATGGCGTTCGACTACAAGGTCGTCGCCCCGTCCCTCGGCTACCTCTTCACGACCGTCAGCCAGCCGTAGCGCTGAGCTGAGCCCGCCCGGGCGGATCGTCTCCGCCCGGGCTTGGGCTCGGCGCAATCGAGGGCAGCATGGCCGAAGCTCAGCCCGTCCAGGCGCACCGCCGCTACGTCCGCCAGCGCTTCATGCGCCGGCGCGCCTACGTCGCGGTCACGCCCGTGCGCTTCGGCGCGGTGCGCGTGCTCCCGGGCACCGTGTTCCTCGAGCACTGCCTGCGCGAGTTCCACGCGCGCAGCCTCTATGCGCGGCAGCAGATCGCGCTCGAGGGCGACCCGTGGGCCGCCAAGGTCATCGGGGGCTACGCGGAGAAGGGCGGCGTCGTTTCGACGATGCGGCTGCGCGACCTGCGCGAGCTGGACGCGCTCGCGCGCGAGGTCGCCGAGATGGAGGCCGCCGCGCCGCCCGACGTCGTCTCGGAGGTGGTCGCCGATCCGCCTCCCGCGCCGCCCGAGCCGGAAGCCACGGCACCCGCTGGTGATGCGGAAGTCCCGGCGCCGGACGGGTCCGAGGGCTACGCGCCGCTCGGGGACGACGAGCCGGCGGCCGAGGCGCCGACCGAGCCCGTCGCGGAAGCGCCGGCGCCCAAGAAGCGGAAGCGCTGATGGGCTCGCCCGCCAAGCTGATCAAGGCGCAGGGCCCGGCCCGGCGCTCGACCCCGGTCGCGGCGACCACTGCGCAGAGCGGCCTCACTGGCGTCATCGGAGTGATCCCGACGACGGGCGGGAACTTCGTCGCCCAGCTCGAGGCCGACACGGCGAACCGCACGTTCGTGCTGCTCGCGGGCGTGCTCTATCCGCTGCGGGTGAAGTCGATCGACGTGACGTCCGCGATCGCGGTGCACCTGCTACACGAGAGCTGAAGGGGCCGCGCGTGGTGCGGCTCGCCGGTGCTCCGGGATCCGGGCTGGGGTTCGACGGCGGCCCGCGCTCACCGCGCGACGCCGGCGCCAACGGAAGCGAGGCCAGCGGCGCCCAGCGAACCTCGGCCCGGTCCCGGTGCTTCGGAGGCGTCTCGTGAGCGCGCCGTTCGACTACTCGGGCCTGCAGGCGACCGCGGTCAGCCTGATCTCGCGCTTCGGGCGCGCCGTCTCGCTGAAGCGCGGCGTGAAGGGCGCGAGCCCGGCCCAGGCGCTCACCGTCACCGCCGTGTTCGTGGCGCCAGACCGAACGCGCGCCCCCACGGCCGGTCAGTTCCGCGAGCCTCTCGCGGTCGAGCGCCGGCGCTACACGGTGTTCTTCACGCCCGCGGCCGCGTTCCCCGAGAAGATCGGCACCGACTGGTGGATCGAGGACGGGACCGAGCGCTACGCGTTCGAGAGCGTGGCGCTCGTAAAGCCGGGCGGCACCGAGCTGGTGTACCGCGCGGAGGCGTTCCTGTGAGCACGCGGGACACGACGGCCCTGCGCGACAAGCTCGTCGCGGGCTTCACCACGTTCTGGGGCGCGACCACGCCGGTGGCGAAGCCGAACGAGATCTTCGACCCCGCCTCGCTCGGGGTCGCCGATGCGGCGGCCTACGTGCGGCCGGTGATGCAGGGCAACAAGCCGCGCGCGCTCGTCGCGAGCAGCGTCTCGAGCCGCGGCGTGTTCGAAGCGGGCGGCGCCTTCGGCGTCGAGGTGTACGTGCGCATCAACTCCGGCACCTCGCTCGCCTACCAGCTCGCCGACAAGGCGCTCGAATGGTTCGAGCGCCAGGACGTGGCCGACGTCCTCTTCCGAAACATCGGGCCGCTCGAGGAGATCGGCGCGACGCTCGGAGGTTGGTATCAAGTCAACGCCGTCGCGGACTTCGTCTGGTGGCCGAACCGCGATAGCCTGTAGCCCCAAGGAGAACGCGTCATGCCGATCGCGCAACGCAACGCCGACACGATCACCCGCGGCAACCTGCTACTCGGGTTCCCCGAAGTGATCGTGACGCCGAAGAACGCCGCGGGCGTGTTCCTCGCGCCCGTCTCGCTCGGGATCCTCCGCAGCGCGGCGCTCACGAAGGAGATCACGCGGCTGGCGCTCGAGCGCGGCGACTCCGGCCCGCTGGTGGTCGACCGCCAGATCATCTCGCGGCTCGAGGCGGCCTTCGAGATCGGCACGGCGAAGTTCACGGCTGAGCTGATGCAGTTCATCCTCGCCTCGTCGACGCTCTCGGCCGTCACGGCGAACGCGGCGCAGGCGATCACCGACGACCGCGTGACGCTGCTCGCGTCGCAGACCTTCGACACCTTCCTCGGGCTCACGTACTTCGCCCTGAACGAGGCGTCGGTCGCGGTCGAGTTCGCCCAGATCGTCTCGGAGGCGGTGGGCACCGGAAACGGCGTGCTCGGCGGCACCCAGGGCGACTTCGCGCTCGACCAGAAGATCAAGGCGATCGGCGACGTCACGAGCTTCCTGGTGGGCGGCGTCGAGCGCGTGGGCGTGCTCGTCGCGGGCTCCACGCCGGCGGCCGGCCAGATCGCGATCGAGACCGGCGAGCAGGACTCGCTCGTGACCGGCTCGGGCGCGATCACGTTCGGCTCGTCGCTGATCCCGGCGAACGGCGCGGCGATCGTCGCCACCTACAAGCCCTCGTTCAACACGGGCGCGGGCGACATCGTGGCGCCGACCGACTTCATCGTGGACCCGGTGCAGGGGCGCATCCGGTTCCTGAAGGCGGGCGCCGATGCGTCGCCGTTCCGGCTCGCAGCCTCGGCCGGCGGGACGGCGCTTCTCGTCGACTACACCTACAACCGGAAGGCGGGGAACGACATCAAGCCGTTCACGCAGACCTCCGGCTTCGAGGGGAAAGCCCAGATTCGCCACCTCCCGGACATCGGGATCAACTTCATCTGGGACATCCCTTCGATCACCGTGCAGCTCACGGACGACGACCTCACGTTCGGGGCCGAGGACTTCGCCACGGGCAACATGCGCCTGGTGGTCAACGACGCCGGCGGCACGGATCGGTTCGGGACGCTGCGCGTCTCGAGCGAGGCCGAGGCCGCGGCCTAACAGCGGCGCGCCGTGCGCGCGCTTCGAGAGGACGTCGAGATGGCCGACTCGATTGTCCACGCGATCGGCGTGGAGGTGCCCGTGCAGGGCGGCGCGGCGAAGGTCCGCGTGCGTCCCTGGCGGATGGCGCAGCGCGCGGAGCTGCGGCCGAAGGTCGCGGCGCTGCTCGACCGGATCGAGAAGCAGCGCGAGGGCGGCCTGCCGACCACCCTCGGCGCGCTCTTCGAGCTGGCGGAAGCCGAGATCGCGGACGTGGTGCGCGCCTCGGTCGAGCTGCCGGAGGGCGTCACGTGGGACGATCTCTTCTGGCCCGAGGATCTCGTCGACCTCGCCCAGGCGGTGTGGGAGACGAGCATCGTGCGCGCCGACGGGAAGGGCGCGCTGGGAAAACTGGCGGGCGTGCTGCGCATCGCGCGCGGGGTCAGCGGCGCGCCCCGGACGCAAGCCCCGCCGATGCCGAGCGCGGCGAGCTAGAGGGGCTCGCCTTCCTCGCGCGGCGCTGGGGCACCTCGCCGGAACGGCTGCGCTGGCAGCTCACCGACGATCAGTTCCTCGCGTACCTCCGCGTCGAGCGTGCGGCGTTCGCGCGCGAGGCGATGCTCGGGGCGAACGGCACGCTCACAGCGATCGCGCAGGCGTTCGGATCAAAGGACGCGATGAACCGCCTGCATGCGGCGCTCACGGCCGGGCTCGACCCGGACGAGGACGTTCCGGCGCCGGACTACTTCGGCCAGATGCGGGCCCGGATCCGCGCGCAACTCCTGGAGGGCGGTGGCGATGAGTAACAAGGTGCGCCGGCTCGCGTTCGAGGCGAGCGGCTTCGAGATCGACGTGCGGCCCGCGCTCGGGCTCGTGAACCGGCTTTTTCGCCAGATGGTCGAGCTGGTGCTGCGGCCTTACCACTTCGCCGCGCAGTCGGGGAAGCTCTCCGACGAGACCGCGCGCCGGCTGCTCGCCCAGATCTACGCCGAGTCGGTGATCATCGGCTCGCCCACGCCGGCGTTCGCCGGCTTCGGGCTCCGCGAATGGGAGCAGTGGCTCGTCGCGAACCCGGAGAAGCTCGACGCGATCCGTCAGGTCGCGGAGAATCCCGCCAGCTGGGGGCTCGATGCCCGCTACGCCGACAACGGCGAGGCGTGGCCCGAGCTGCCGCCGGAGGCGGACGATGGCGATCCAGGACTTCCGAACGCTGGGCCGGCGGATGGCGAAGGTGACCCGGACGATCGAGCGGGGGCTTGAGCGCTACGTCGCCGACGTCGGCGCGGCGATCGGCGAGGAGCTGGTGCCGGCCACGCCGGTGGACACGGGGCTCGCCCGGGGCAACTGGCGGCCGTCGCTCCGCGTGCCCGTGAGCGAGGCGACGTCGCTCGCCGATCCCACGGGCCGGGCGACGGTCGCGCGCATCGCGAACGTGGCCCGTCAGTTCCGGCTCGGGCAGCAGATGTTCATCGTGAACCGGCTGCCCTACATCCGGCGGCTCAACGCAGGATGGTCGAGCCAGGCGCCGGCGGGTTTCGTCGAGGCCGCCGTCGAGCGAGGGCTCGAGAAGGCCACGCGCGCGCGCGAGCAGGGGGGGCTGACCCGTGGTGACTGAGTTCGCGCGGATCGTCATCGACGAGGTCGGCGGTGGGAAGGTGGTCGCCCGCCTCGAGCAGGTGGGGAACGCGGCGACGACGTCGGCCACGAAGGTGTCGGCGCTTTCCAAGGCGGTGAACGTCGCAGCGGTCGGCTTCACGGCCGCGACGGTCGCGCTCGCCGGCCTCGCGGCCGGCACCTCGCGCGCCCTGAACACACTGGACTCGCTCGCGGAAGCCTCGGAGCGAGTGGGCGTCGGCATCGAGCCGCTGCAGGAATTCCGGGCGGTGTTCCAGGAGTTCGGCGTCTCGGCCGAGCAGACCACCGGCGCGCTGCAATTCTTCCAGCGCGCGATCGCGCGGGCCTCGACGGGAAACCAGGAGGCGATCGACACCTTCCAGCGGCTCGGGATCTCGCTCGACGACCTGAAGAACCTCGGGACCGAGGATCTGCTCGCTCGGCTTGCGGATGGCTTCGCCCGCACCGATTCGACCGCGCTGAAGCTGCAGGCGAGCACGCAGCTGCTCGGCCGCGGCTCCGCGGAGCTGGTGAACGCGCTCAGCCAGGGCTCGGAGGCGCTGGGCGTCGCGCGCGAGCGGGCGCGCGCGCTCGGGCAGGTGATCGACGAGAACACGGTCAAGGCGGCGGCCGAGCTGGCGGACGAATGGGAGCGCCAGAAGTCGGTCCTCGACACGCAGTTCACCAAGACGCTCGCCTCCCTCGGCCCGATCTTCATCGAGATCGCGGAGGCGGTCGCCGTCGCCGCGCGGTTCTGGGGCGAGTTCTTCGAGCAATTCCGGGACGTGGGCTCGCAATCGACCGAGGGCCTGCAGAAGCAGCTCGGGGCGCTGCGCGCGGAGCTGACCCGCCTCGAGGACACCCCGTTCGGGCAGGTGTCGGGCTCCATCAACGAGGTGCGCGAGAAGATCGAGCTGATCAAGGCCGAGCTGGCCGAGCGCGAGCGGCTCGGGCGCGCCGAGGCGAAGCAGGCCGAGGACAAGGCGCGCGCCTCGGCCGCCGAGCTGGAGGCCGCCGCTCAGCTCGAGACGTCGCGCGAGAACGCCAAGAAGGCGATCGAGGAGCAGGCGGCCGCGCTCGACAAGCTGCGCGGGCTCACCGATGCGGTGATCCAGTCGGAGCTGGCGGAGACCGACCCGCTCGCCGCGAAGCTCCGCGCGCTGCAGGAGCAGCAGAAGGAGATGGAGGCGCTCGCGGCGCTCGCCGGCGCCGACGGGCTGCTCGGGCTCACCGAGGCGCGGCTCGCACTCGAGCGCCAGATCGCGGGCGTCCTGAAAGAGCAGGAGGACGCGCGCTCGCTCGAGCTGGCGCCATTCGACATCGGGCAACTCGAGCCCGAGCTGGACGACGCCACGAGGGCGTCCGCGCAGGCGGCCGTCGACGAGGTCGGCAAGGCGTTCGACGACCTCGCGAAGGACCAGGAGCGCTTCCGCGCGCTCGGCGAGGACATCGGCCAAATCCTCGGCGGCGGGATGCACGACGTCCTGCAGAGCATCCTCGAGGGCGAGGCGGTCGACTTCGGCGAGATCCTCTCGTCGATCTCGGCGGACCTGCTGCACAACGCGCTCTCGAGCGTGATCGATTCGCTCTCGACGCAGCTGGGCGATCTGCTCTCGGGGGCCGCGGGCTCGCTCTCGGGCGCCGGCGGCTCGGGCACCGGCACCGCGGGCTTCGGAGCGGCGCTCGGCGCCGGGCTCGCGCTCGTCGCCGGTGCGCTGCAGGACAACAACGCGAAGGTGCGAAACAACCTCGCGCGCTCGAGCGCCGTGCAGGATGTGCGCGCCACGCGCGGCGTGGTCGCCGGGCCGACCTCGATTCCGATCTTCCAGGTGGGCGAGTCGCTCGAGCAGGCGCTGATCCCGACGAACGACCTGCTCGCCCAGATCCTCGCGTCGCTCCGCGCGCGCTCGGGCGCGGCGGGCTCGTCGCTGGACGCGGAGGTCGGGCCGCTGCTCGGGGCCACCAGCCCCTCGCTGGCCTAACGCGATGGGATTCTCGGCGATCCGCCGGATCGAGCCGGTCCCGCTTCATTCGACCGGGAACTATCCCTACGGGCCGCTGCTCTGGGGCTTCGGCACGCATCTCTGGCGCTACTACGATCGCCTCGACTTCTTCTGGATCCACGTGCGCAACTCGCCGAACACGATCCAGGAGTACTTCCGCATCGATCCGCTCTTCCTTTCGAACACCGGGTCGCTCTACGACAACCTCGGCGACCCGCCGCTGATCGGCGCCATCACGAGCCGCTCGCTCTACGTCGGCGACTGGGATCGGGCAGCCGGTGTGCAGCGGCTTTACCAGGGCCCGTCGGCAGCGACTGGCGCCGCCGGCGAGCGGTTCCGCGAGCTGAACGTGCTCGCCTACGCGGGCGTGCTCCAAGACGACCCGTTCCCGCTCGTCGGCCCCGACACGACCCGCTCAGGCGTCACCAGCACGACCCCGGGCTATTACACGGCGGCCGCGGACGGCGGCTGGCACTTCTTCGAGAAGTGGGGCTTCGCGTTCAACGCGCGGGCGACGCTGCGCCACACGGATGGCGTGACGTACATCGGGGTGCCGATTCTCGTGAACCTCACGACGGGCCTAGCGACGCTTGTCGCGACCCCGACTTCTTATGGCTCCGTCTCGCACAAGTTCGCCGGTCCCGAGCTGTTCGCGCAGATTGTCGACTTCGACTACGCGCAGTTCACGCCCGACGACGCCTCGACGCCGGCGACGCCGGTCGGCGTGTTCTGGCTCGTGCACCGCCCGCCCTCTTCGAACCCGAACGACACCACCTTGCAGCGCGAGTGGCTGAAGGTGATCGACTGGAATCCGTTCGGGATCTCGTCGACGCCTTCCCGGGTGCACCTGCGCGAACGGCTGATCTCCGCGTTCGACTTCCTCGAGTCGAATTTCGCGGCGCTGAACGGCATCGCGAGCACGAGCGTCAACGGCTCTTTCCTGGTGCACCCGCGCACGAATCGGCTGCTCTTCTGGGCGCAGGCGACGACCGTCAGCAGCCCGATCGTCGCCGGCGACACCAAGTGGATCGAGATCAACCTCACGCCGGCGTTCTCCTACCTCACCGAGCCGGCGCCGTACTCGGAGGTGGCGACGGGCAAGACCATCCTCTTCGCGGCCGAGGCGCGCGGCTCGCTCGGCGAGCGCATCGCCGGCAAGAGCGTTTCGTTCCAGCTGCGGCGCGTGTCCACGGTCAAGGAGACGCTCGCAACGACGGGCACGCCGGGCGAGACGGTCACCGTGGCGAACGCGATGAGCCCGACCGATGCCGCGGTCGCTCCGGTGTCCGTCTACGAGAACGGCGTGCCCCTCGTCGAAGGCGTCGCGTTCACCGTGAATCGCGCCACCAGCCAGATCACCTTCATCGCGCCGAAGCCGCTCGCCGGCGCCGTGTATCAAGCGACCTATCGGCACTTCGGCGTGACGGCGACGCCGGCTCACGGCACGCTGCTCGTCGCGGCCTCGCAGACCGGGATCGATGGGCTCGCGCTCACGCAGGTGCGATACCCCGAGGAGGCGAACGTCCCCGATCGGTGGGATCGTCTCGACGCGGACCCGATCTGAACCCCAAGGAGGAACCCATGCGCGAAATCAAGCCGGTCGAGGTGCTCGTCGAGGACGGCCGGCCGATCCTGGTGCTCGAGGACAAGCGGCGGATCACGCTCGGCCTGAACCTGAACATCGGCGGCTTCACCTACGCGATTCAGCGCGCCGATGGGATCGCGGCGTTCGAGCTGGAGGCCGCGGATGTTCTCCGCGACGGACACCCGGTCGAGGGCCTGCTCTGGGCGAACCTGGTCATGCTCCGCGGGCAGAACGAGCGGATCGGCCAGCTCGCGCTCGCGGTCGGCGAGCTGGCAGAGGCGATGCGCGGCCTGCTCGAGCGGATGAACCGGCCGGGCCCGAGCATGGAGGACATCATGGCGGCGGCGACCAAGGCGGTCGCGCCGGCGCTGGCGAACCTGCAAGGCGCCGGCGCTGGCGTGAAGGTGGAGCGCTGATCCGATGGGGATGACGGCGCTGCGCCAGTTCGATCCGCGCACGCTCTTCACGAGCGGGAACTATCCCGCCAACGGCTTTTGGCTGCAGCCGTGGGGGAATTCGGCCGGCTCGATCAAGGCGGGTTTCTACTACGACCGGCTCGACGTGATGTTCGCGATCGGACAGCGCGCGGGCGGCTACAGGCAGTACATCCGGTTCGACCCGTTGCTGCTCTCGAACACCGGGAGCCTCTTCGACGACGTTCCACTTCCGCCGCAGATGGGCGGCGCGAACGCCGAGAACATGGCGCTGGGCGAGTGGGACAAAGCGCTCAACGTCCAGAAGCTCTACCACTTCAAAAATGCGCCGGTGGCGGCCGACGGCGTCGACGAGATCAACCCGGTCGCTCTCGCGAGCACGCTCGCCGTGGACCCGTACCCGCTCGTCGGCGTTCACACCTCGCGCGTGCCTGGCATCCTGACGACCACGCCGGGCTACTACACCGTGCCGGCGCCGGGCGGCACGCGCTGGCAGTTCTTCGAGAGCTGGGGCTTCGCGCTCTGCTCGCGCGCGACGCTGCGCCACACCGATGGCGTGTCCTACGTCGGCGTTCCGGTCCTTGTGGATCTCGCGACCGGACTCGCCTCGCTCGTGAACACGCCCGTCTCCTACGGAACGGTCACGCACAAATTCGCGGGCCCCGAGCTGTTCGCGCAGCAGGTGGACTTCAACAATCTGCAATTCGTGGCGGACGACGCTTCGATCCCGACGCAGCCGGTCGGTCAGGTGATCTTCTTTGCGCCGCCCGGCGACAACCCCGGCGACGCGACCCTCGACCGGCTCTGGATCAAGGTCATCGACTGGAATCCGCTCGGGGTCGACTCGACGCCGCTGCGCGTGCATCTCCGCACGCGGTTCATCTCGGCCTTCGATCTGCTCGAGAGCACGCCGGCGGCGCTGAACGGGATTTTCAGCACCCAGCAGCTCCAGGGCGGCACCTTCTACCACCCGCGCCAGAACAAGGTGCTGTTCTACGATGGCACCGCGGACGGCCTCACCCTCGACCCGGCGGAGTCGAAGTTCATCGAGTTCTCGTTCACGCCGGCGTTCTCGTATCTGACCGAGCCCTTCGCCTACGAGGAGATCGCCTCGGGCAAGACCGTTCAGTTCGGCGCGGAAGCGCGCGGCTCGCTCGGCGAGATCATCTCGGGGAAGAACGTCAGCTTCCAGCTCCGGCGCGTCTCGACCGTGAAGGAGACGCTCGCGACGACCGGGACGCCCGGCGAAACCGTGACGCTCGCGAACGCGGTCAGCCCGACTGACCCGGTCGTGAGCCCGATCTCGGTCTACGAGAACGGCATCCTGCTCGCGGAGACGACCCACTACACCCTGAATCGCGCGGCCTCGCAGATCACGTTCGTGGCGCCGAAGCCCCTCGCGGGCGCGGTGTACCAGGCCACCTACCGGCACTTCGGGACGCCCGCGACTCCGCCGCACGGCGAGCTGCTCTCGGCGGCCGCCCAGACCGGCGTCGAGGGCGTCGCGCTCACGCGCGTGCGCTACGACGAAGAGGCGTCCATCCCGGATCGCTGGGATCGCCTCGACGCGGATCCGGTGTAAGCGATGGCGGTCGACCTCAGCGCGGTCCACCTCGAGCACTCCGGCGCCGGCGTGCAGGGCGAGACGCAGTTCTCGCCGCAGGCATCGCTGGGCGGGCTGCGCGCCGGTTCGAACCCGTATCGCCAGGCCGCGCTGACGGCGAACATGACCAGCGTGCACGTCGCGCTCGCCGCGGGCGCGATCGACGACACGCCGGCTGGCGGAAAGTCCACGAGCCCCGCGGTCAACAGCGCGGGCTATGCCGGCGCCGCGAACCTCCGGCACTGGTGGCGGTCGGCCTACGATCCCTTCGTGCTCGGCCGTGACTTCGGCGTCTCGCGGCTCGACCTCTCGACCGCGCGCCAGGGAATCACCTATGCGGCCGACTCGGTCGCGGACCAGCCGGGGCGGTTCTTCCAGCAGCGGCGCTCGCTCTCGTTCACGCCGAACGACGGCATCACGAACGGCGGCGCCACGACAATCGGGATCGGGGACAACTGGACGATCGAGTGCGTCGTGAAGCCCGACGTCGTCACGGGCAACGGGACGTTCCTCTACATCGGGATCACGGGGACCGCGGTCGATTCGATCAACCAGATTCGGTTCGAGCGCCAGAGCGCGGACCTCCACATCCGCATCGTCGACCAGACAGACGCGAACGCGCAGAAGGAGCGGCTCTTCTCGGGGTTCTTCTCGGCCGGGACGTGGGTCACGATCACGGTGCGCTGGAATGGCGTCACCGAGACGCTCTCGGTGTTCAAGAACGGCGAGCCCATCGCGCCCTCGAGCACGCCCGAGGACGACGCGATCACGATGGCCGATCCGGCCACGCGCGGCGTGCTCGTCGGCGGCGCCTTCTGGAGCCAGATCAACCCCACGAACGGCTTCGACGGCCCGATCCACAGCGTGATGCTCTGGGACCGCGCGCTGACCGATGGCGAGATCGAGGTGGTCGCCGGCTTCGGCGATGGACCCGCGCCGCGCAGCAACCTCAGCTACCTCGGCCGCTACGTCGTGTTCGTGACCGGCCTGAACGCCGGCCAGGCGCGGCGCTGCACCTTCCACAATCTCGCGACCGGCGAGATGCACTTCGCCCAGGGCTTCCCGAGCCTCGGCAGCTCGGGCGACGTGTTCCGGGTCGCGCTCGAGGTGGATCTGTGGAATGACGGGCCCACGGGCCCAGAGTGCGCGGCGGGCAACATCGACCATCGCTGCCTGTTCTTCCTGCAAGCGAGCGGCGAATCGCTCTCGGGCATCCGCTGGTACCTGAAGCCCCTGGATCCCGGGCCGATCGATCTCGAGATCTGCATCGGCCACGCGACGAAGGCGAGCGGCGACGCGGTCGGTTCGATCGCCGTCGACACGGACGAGCCCCCGATCAACGACCCGCTCTCGGGCGCCGCTTCGATCAGCACGCGGCCGCAGCTCTTCGTGCGGCCGCAGACCTACGCCGAAGCGCAGGGCGTGCCGGATTCCGTCAACGGCGCGAGCGCGAACGAGTTCACGCTCTCGAGTGGCAGCCGCACGGCGCTCTGGATCAAGCGCAAGATCGGCGCGGGCGCGCGCGCCTACCGCCAGTCGACGTGGCTGCTCGTGATGGAGGCGGCGACCGGGAACATCACGCCGGGCCCGCATATCGTCGCCTTCCCGATCGCCAGCTCGCCGGTCGGCGTGCCGACGCAGTTCCAGCGCGCCGGGCTCGACCGCACGCCGCGCACCTTCGGCGGCGCCCGCTTCGTGGCCGAAGTGCACGAGCCGACCAGCGACGCGCCGATCGAAGGCGTCCCGGTGAGCTTCGAGATCCTCGAGGGCCCGGGCTCGCTCTCGTCGGGCGGCCCCATCGACACCGGCGAGGACGGCTTCGCGCGCGTGCAGTACAAGGCCCCCGAGAGCGATAGCTGGGCGGGCCACGTGCTGCGGCTGCGCGCTTCGTTCCCGGGTGGGCCCGCGCTCGAGGTGCCCGAGCTGATCGAGGGCGGGATCGTGAACCCGGGCTCCGGCGCGGCGCTGCGGCTCGCGGCGCAGCTCGCGGCGCACCGACCCGTCGAGCCGCTCCCGCCGCCGGTCACGCGCCCGGTGCCGCCCGGCGCGTCCGTGGATCGCCCGCCGCTCGCCTCGAGCGATGAACGCGGGCATCGTCTCGAGCGCGATGCATGGGAGCCGGCGCCGCGGCTGCCGCAGCGCGGAGCGAGGAGGCCGCAGTGACCAACCGGATCTACCAGATCGGCCAGGGCACCCCGGTGGTCGCCGAGTCGACGGTGCAGCTGCTCTCGGCTGGGCTCACCGGCTCGAAGGGGGCGAAGCGCCGGCTGGTGCACCCGGATTCGGCGACGCACCCGACGCTCACGTACTACAAGAACCCCGACCGCACGGTGAACTTCGATCAGGACATCCTGCGGCACCCGATCGCCTCGGCCATCCGCACGATCGGCGGCACCGTGGTGGTGCGCTTCGAAGAGCTGGACGAGGACGTGATCGTCTCGGAGGTGTGGGAAGCGGGCGGCGGGTTCTCCATGCCCGTGTTCCAGTTTCGCGACCTCTACAACCTCTTCCTGAACCCGCCGGCCTTCGCGGCCGTCGGCCAGCTCTACACGCGCTGGGAGCCGCGCGATGAGACCGATGACGCCTACCACGTCGAGCTGCTCGACCTGCAGGTGGGCGGCGGCGGCCTCGGGAAGTTCGACGTGAAGAAGTGGTGCGCCGACGGCGGGCCGAACGATCCGAACCTCCCAGGCGCGATCGCGAATCCGCTCGACTCGCTGGACGTCTCGCCCACCGCGCTGATCGACCAGCAGGTGACGCTGGTGCTCCGCATCGTCGAGAAGGTCTAGGCGCCGTGGCGCGCGGGATCTCCGGCAACCTCGACGCGATCATGACCACCGCGACGACGCGGCGGCCGACGTTCGAGGTTTCGATCTACGACCTGCGCTCGGGCGGCGATCTCATGCGCGAGGTCGTGATCTTCAACAAGACCGGCCTCGGCTCTTTCAACCTGCTCGCCGGGCCGCGGATCTTCGCCGAGTGCGTCTCGGTCGCGCTCGAGGAGCGGCGCGGCGACTACGCGACCGGCGGCGTCGCCTCGACCATCGCCACGCTCCAGATCGTCGACCGCGGCGGCATCATGGACCCGGCCGCGATCCAGAACGTCGCGACCGACGACCCGGCCTACGTGAACCTGCTCGGCCGCTACCTCCGGCGCGGCAACGCGGTGGTGATCCGCATCGGCGACGATCGCGTCGACTCGTCGGAGTGGGTGCGCGTGTTCACGGGCGAGATCGTCGGCCAGGCGGGCTACGCGCGCACGCGCTCGGATGGCCCCGAGTCGGTCGCCACCATCCGCGCGATCTCGCGCGAGGCGCACTTCGCGCAGTTCAAGCGGACGAGCCAGGTGTTCGGGACGACGGACACCTTCCTGTTCGCCGCGCAGCAGATCGCGCAGCTCGAGATGGGCCTCGACCTGCAGGAGATCTACCTCTCGGGCTGGGGCGGCCAAACGTTCGGCCATGCCTCGACGCAGTTCGTCGACGAGCCGCCGATCATGATGCTCGCGCGCTTGCTCTTCCCCGACGGCCTGATGCCGCGCTTCGATGGCGATGGCGCGCTGACCCAGGTGCAGCACTCGACGTCGAAGGCGCCGGCGCGCATCTACCCGAACCTGCGGCCGATCCGCCGAATCGAGCGGCCGTGGTCGGACGTGCAGCCGGCCAATTGCGTCACGGTGGTCGGGCTCGACAAGAACCAGACCAAGATCCTGCAGCCCGAGCAGCTGCTCGCGTCCGTGGACATCACGACGGGGTTCTTCGCGTCCAACGAGGACTTCAAGGTCTATTGGAGCGACGAGCGCACGATCGTCGCGGCCTCGCTGAACCCGAAGGTGGTGCTGAAGTCGCTCACGGGCGGCGTCAGCTTCACCGCGATCCCGGTGCCGGGCCCGGGCGGCGGGAACATCGGCGTGCGGGTCACCGTCGACACGGGCTACGCGCCGTACCTCGCGACGCTGCTGCTCGTCGTCCACATCATCTTCGCCGCGATCCCGGACCTGGTGATCGCCTTCGGCGAGGGCGTCACGATCTCAGTCGGCCGCATCCTGCAGGCGGTGTTCCTCTCGGGCGCGATCATCCTGATGACCCGGATCGGCCGCTTCCAGTTCGAGTTCTACGGCGAGCCGCAGGAGTGGGTGTTCAAGGAGATTCGCGAGCGCGCGTGCGTTGCCGGCCAATCGGCCTACGACCAGAACGACCTCGTGATCGAGAACCACCTGCTGAACACGTCGACGATCGCGCGCAACATCGCCCGCGAGGTGCTCTTCCTGCAGCAGGCGTCCGCGAACCCGCGCGACATCGAGATGATGCACGACCTGCGGCTCGAGCCCGCGGACATCTTCGAGACGCCGGACGGCCGCCGCTATCTGATCGACGGCATCACCTACAACCTGGTGCGCGATCCATCGGCCGGTTCGCGCGCGACCTACGAGTGCTTCGAGGTCACGGCCGGCGTGGTGGTCACGCAGTAATGGCGAACCGGAACCTGCAGCGGCTGATCTCGCGCGAGATCCGCAACGCGCGCGAGCTGATCGTCGGCACGGTGGTCGGCGGCCAGCAGCTCCTGAACTTCGACAACTCGGGCGGCTCGGGCTCGGGCGTGTTCGTGTGCGACGTCGAGATTGGTTCGAACAACCTGCTGCGCAAGGTGCCGATCAAGGCGTCGCAGACCCGGTTCTACGCGCAGCTCGGCCAGACCGTGCTGCTGCGCCGCAACGCGAACGGCCGCTACGAGGTGATCGGGCCCGGTGATCGGCTCTCGCAGGCGGTGCAGACCACGGCCTACGACCTCTCGACCGGCGCCGGCGGCACGACCGTCGCCTCGGGCTTCAGCTTCGTGAAGCGGCCGCTCTCCTACTACGCGACGCTCAAGACCGGGCCGGCGAGCGGCGTGATCTGGAATGACGGAACGACGCCGTTCAACCTCGTCGAAATCGTGAACGCGCAGGGCCAGGTGGTCCCCTAAGGAGCTTCGATGGCGCAGACGATCAACCTCGGCCTGACCACCTACGTCGACGACTTCCAGAACAACAACACCGCTTATGGGCGGGTCGCGCCGTACACGCAGTACTCGGTCGACCTCGACACGAACTTCCGAACGCTCCGCGCCACGCTGAACACCGTGATCGCCGAGCTGAACGCGGTGCAGGCGCCGAACGCCGGCCTCGGCACCGACATCCTCGGCTTCGACGATCCCGCGCGCGTCGGCGGGATCACGCAGACCGGCCGCGTCGGCCTCGATTCGTTCCGCGTGGCAATCGGCTCGCCCACCTCACAGCTCACGGTCACGAAGGGCGTGGTGCTGCTCAGCGGCGTCGCGCTGCGGAACGCGCTCGGTGCCACGCTCGTCGGCTCGGGCGGCGCCGGCACCCGGTACATCTCCGTCGATAGTCAGGGCGCGATCTTCCAGTCCTCGACCATCAACGCGAATTCGCTCGACCTCGCCGAGGCCACGTGGAACGGGAGCGCCTTCACCGCGGTCACGAACTACGACAACGGCACCGCGCGCGTCGTGCAGGTGTTCTTCGACGGCGATGAGTACGAGAAGCAGCTGATCCGCGCGGTGCTCTCGCCGACCTGGACGGCCAAGACCTACCGCGTGCACTCGCTCCGCTTCCGCGCGCTCGAGCGGCTGCTCGCGGGCCTCACGACCGACGACGACGGCGCGGCGATCGGGCCGCACGTGCACCCGGATGGCACCGCCTCGGCGCCCGGGCTCACGTTCGTGACCCAGCAGAACCTCGGCGTGTATCGCGCGGGCACCGACATCCTCGGGCTCGCGACGAACGCGGCCATCCGGTGCCGCGTGGTGAACGCGGGTTTCCAGCTCGATCTCGACGGCACGGCCGCGGCTCCGGTGATCTCGTGGTCCGCCGACACGAACATGGGCCTGCGGCGCGAGGCGGCCGACACGCTCACGTTCGTGACCGCCGGCGTCGACGTCGGGCGCTTCGATCCCCAGGGCAACCTGGATCTCCCGACGAACGGCCGCGTCAAGGGCTCGCGCACGGCGACCCAATCGATCGCCACGGCCACGGCCACCTTCATCGACTTCAACGCGGCCGACGAGTTCGACATCGGCACCTGGCACGATCACGCCTCTGGCACGCTCGGGACGCGCGAGAGCTTCACGGTGCCGACCGGCTACGCCGGCACCTACCTCGTGATCGCCCACGTCAACTGGGCGGCGCCGGCGGCGGCGATGCCCACGCTGCTCGAGATCACGCTGAACGGCACTGCGATCGCGGAGACCTTCCAGAAGGACGTCGCCAACGCGGAAAACGCGGCGTTCTCGCTCGCGGCGGTCCTGGTGCTCGCCGATGCCGACGTCCTGAAGGTGCGCGTGACCCAGGCGAGCGGCGCGAACGTGAACGTCGACGCGGCGCGGTTCACTATCGTGAAGGCCGCATGAGCTACGAGCGCGCCTACCGCTTCACGCTGGCCGAGGAGAAGGGCTTCGCCGATGACCCGGACGACCCGGGCGGCAAGACCCGCGATGGGATCGCGTCGCACGCGAATCCCCTCGAGTGGGCCGATGGTGTGCTCACCGATGCCGAGCGCGACGCGGCCTACCGCCGGCGCTGGGATCGGATCCGCGGCGGCGAGCTGCCGCCGCCGGTCGCGATCTCGCTCTTCGACTTCTACTTCCAGTCGGGCGCGCCCGCCGTGCAGGCGCTGCAGCGGCTGGTGGGGGCGAACCCTGACGGCTCGCTCGGGCCGAAAACGGTCGAGGCGGTGCGGTCGGCGTGCTCGAGCACGACCACTCCCGATGCGCTCGCGCTCGCGCTAATCGAGGCGCGCGCCGCGTTCCTCTCCGCGTGGATCCGGCGTCTCCCCGTGGAGCGCGTTGCTGGCGGCACCACCTTCCGGGAGGCTCGTGTGCGGTTCATGACGGGGTTCATGCGCCGGCTCGCGCGACTCGCCTTCGAGATCTCCCGGGCGTGAGCGAGGGCCCCGTGGCTTCACCCGCTGATCTTCCGCCGTCCGAGCCAGGCTTCGTCCTGCAAGCCTGGCACCTCGTCGCCGGCGGCGTCGCGGCCCTCTTCACCGGCGTGATGACTGGGAAGCTCCAGATCCGGCGCACCGAGAGCGACTTCGAGGCGATGGCGAAGGCGTGGTTTGCCGAGAAGGCGCGCGAGGACGAGAAGCACCGCAACGAGATCGTCGCGGCGATCGGCAAGCTCGAGCAGAGCATGCTCTCGACGCTCACGCGCATCCACGCGGAGACCGGCGCTGGGATCCAGGGCGCGATCCGGGACATCGCCGCGCAGTACGGGGACGTGAAGAGCGACACGCGCGTGATCATCCGCGAGCTGGACGCAATCCCCGAGCGGTTCAAGGACGTCGGCGAAGCAGTCGACACCGTGGCGCAGGGCCTGGATCACCTGCGGCGCAAGGTCGCCGCGAAGGACGGGAGCAGCTCATGATCACGCGAGACGAAGCACTGCACGCGCTCTTCGGCGCTCTCTTCGCCGGCGTCTCGGCCTTCGTGTGGGCGCCGCTGTGGCTCTCGGTTGGCTGGCCCGTGTTGCTCGGCTTCGCACGCGAGCACCACGGCGAGCGCGACCTGCGGAAGTGGAGCCTGAAGCGCTGGCGCGAGGCGCTCTTCTGGATCCCGGGCGCGGTCATCGGCGCGGCGATCGGGGTGGTGCTGCGATAGGGTGCTCCGCCAAGGAGGGCCTCATGGGCACGAAACCTTGGCGGAAGTCTCTCACGCTGATCGGCGGCACGCTGTTCGCCGCTCTGGCGTACCTCGAGCAGCAGGGCGTGATCGCCGCGGGCACCGGTCAGGCGGCCCAGGACGCGCTCGCGGGCGGTGAGGCCGCGGTTACGGGCGGGCTCGCGCAGCTCGCGGTCGCCGCGAAGTACGGCTCGGGCCTGCTCGCGCTCATCGGGCTCCGGCGCTCGAGCGGGCAGCCGCCGCTCAGCGGCCTGCTGATGGCGTTCATCCTGCTCGCGCTTCCCTTCGCGTCGGCCACGCCGGCGGTCGCCCAGACGACTTGCCAGGGCGGCACCGCGACGGCGCCGGCGTGCTCGCGCAACTGGGCGACGGGCCCGCTGAACGTGCTCGCCTGCCCCGCGGATCCGGCGACGGGCGCGGTCGCGGGCGAGACCCTGGTGCTCCGGGAGCTGAACGGCACGCCGCTGCTCAGCGTCACGGCGGGCACGCCGGGCGGCCAGCTGACGCTCGCGGCCTCGCAAGCGCCGCGCGCTCCGGCCGGCAGCACGGTTCGCGTGATCGAGTTCCGGTGCACCGCATCGGGGTTCTCGACGGGAGGCGCCGCGACGTTCGCGACGATCACGTTTCCCCAAATCCCCGCCTCGGCCCCGGTCGCCCCGACGGTGCTCTGAGATCGTGATCCGCGAGTACGACTCGGAGCCCGTGCTCACGACGTCGCAGCCGCGGGAGATTCCCTGCCCGTGAGGTGATAGGCTCGCGCCGCGCCTGTTCTGAGGCACCTCCCGGGCTTCCCGGTCGGCCGAGAGACGCCACCTCAACGTCGGCCGGGAAGTCCACCGAGGGGGCCGCATGGCCTACGGATTCCAGAACCGCGCGGTGCTCGAGCACCTGGACGACGAGCTGCAACGGCTCCGCGAGCCGCTCGTCTATCGCTCGCGCGGCTCGCTGCGCTACCGCCAGCTCGTCGAGCGCGAGCTGATCGTGCCCGCGGGCTTCGTGTTCGACGGCGCTTCGATCCCGCGTGTCGCCTGGACGCTCATGCCCTCGAAGTCCGACACGGCCGAGGAGGGCTGCCTGCACGACTGGGCCTTCCGCGTGGGTCCGCACCTCGGGCTCGGCTTCGCGGCCGCGAATTGGCTGCTCTGGGAGGCGCTCACGCACTCGGGCGACGGCTGGGCCTGGCAGCGCACCGCGATGTGGGCGGCCGTCTCGAGCGGCGGCGCGCTCGCGTGGAACCGCTGGCGCAAGGCGGCGCTCGCGCCGGATCACCCGGCGGTGCTCGCGACGTTCGATCCGGGGCGCGCTCCCGCCGCCTAGAGCGCGGCGAAGTTCAGCGCGGTCAGTGCGCTCCCGGCCATCGCGAGGAGCGCGAACCAGATCGCCCAGCCGCGGCGCCTCGTGAAGAGCGCGTGCGCGGCGAGCGCGAAGCACGCCGCGGCTCCGAAGGCGGTCAGCCAGAGGTCGAGCATCAGTGCACCCGGATGATGCGGCTTGTGCGCTGATCGGTGCGCGCGACCCAGCGATCGAGCGCATCGTTCACTTCGTCCCAGCTCGTCGGCGCGTCGGCGAGCGGCATGCCGAGTCCGGCGATCACGTTCGCGCTGTGCGCTGCGGTGAGCGCGATGATCCCGTGGCGGCCGTACATGCCGACCGCGGCCGCGGCCTTCGCCTTCTCGATGAATTCGAAGAGGTCCGCCTCGAAGAGCGGCGCGCCCTTCGGATCGACCAGGAGGTCGGGCAGCTCGCTCCCGGGCGGGTCGCGTTCGATCTGGCGCAGCTGCCCGAGGAGGCGCAGGCGGAAGCGGTGATCGGGAATCGTGGTCCACCAGACGGTCTGCTGGGAGAACCACACCGTGGGCTGCCCGGGCGTCACGTTCATGGCCCGGACGTTGTCGGCGATCTGATCGAGGGTCAGCGTGAGCGCGACTTCGATGGCCATCAGAGACCCGCGCTCTTCGGGGCGTCGAATCCGCCGACCCAGCCGAGGTCGGGCAGCCGGCGCACGATCGCGAGCCACTGCTCTCCGCTGCTGATGTACCAGTCCTCGAGCGTGGCGTTCGCCTGCGGCGTGTCCTCGGGGCCGCCGAGGTCGTGATCGATCGCGCGGACCTCGAGGCGATCGTTCGCGTCGAGCCCGAGCGGGGCGATCCGGTGGCGGATCCCGATGAAGTGCCCGTCGACCACGCGGATGAACGTGGCGAGCGAGTGCAGGTGCCGCACCCGGAGCTTGATCACTGTGCGCGTTCCCATCAGAAGCCGACCTCCCCGAGCGTTCGTGGTGCCTCGCCGGCGCGAAGCCAGATCGTGGCGGATCCCTCCGGCGGCTGGCCCGGTTCGCCGCTGGTGGTCGCGAGCCCCCAGACGCCGAGCGGGTAGTGCTCGGCGACCCACTTCGCGAATCCGAACCAGGCGGCCCGGTGCGGCTGATCGAACGTGTCGAGCGCGTCCGTCATCAGCAGGGGAAGGGGGAAGTCCGCGGCGGCCGCGAGCGCGTGCTGGAGGGCCACGCCGAGCGCCATCCGCTGGGAAAGGCTGAGCTGGGTCGGGTGGCGCCCGCCGCAGCGCAGCTCGAATTCCGGGGTCAGCTCCACCTCGCCGGCGAGCAGCCGGATCGCCTTGCCGGCCGCGGCCAGGAAGGCGGCCCGCGCGGCGCCGCCAAGGCTCATCTCGACCCCGTCCGGGGCGAGCGCCTTCGCGAGGGCGTCGAGCCACTCGACCTTTGCCTTCGCCTCCGCGCGCGCCGCGTCGGCCTTCCCGATCGCGGCGACCGCGGCGTCGTAGCGGCGCTTGCCTTCGACGATCCGCTCGCCCTTCTGGACCCGGGCGGACAGCTCGGCGGCGCTCTGCCCGGGCTCCGCGGCGGGGGCGGCCTTCGCTCGGGTGATCTGGGCCGCGAGCCCGTTGATCCGGCTCTCGAGCCCTTCCAGCTCGCCCAGGGCGGCCGTGGCGGCGCGATCGCGCTCGCGGGCCTGCGCCAGGGCGTCGGTTGCCGCGCGGAGCGTGCGGCGGGCCGTCTCCATCGCCGTATGGGCCTCGCTGTGGGTGGCGCGGGCCTCGGGCAGGGCCTCGGCGGCCTGCTGCTGGATCGCGGCGGTCGCCTCGAGCGGCTTGCGGAAGGCGGCCGGCTTCACGGGGCATGCCCAGCTGATCCCGGGCGGCATCGCCGGGCACTGGGCCGGGGGGTCGGCCGAGACCGCGCGCGCCGAGCGCTCGGTCGCCTCGAGTCCCCGGCCGGCGTCCGCGAGGGCCGCCTCGGCGGCCGCCAGGGCGCCCCGGGCGTTCGCCTCGGCCAGCTCTGCGGCCTCGAGGTCGTAGGGCTCGCCCGGCTCGAGCAGCGTGCGCTGGCGGGCTTCCAGCGCGGCCAGCTCGCCCTCGAGCTTCGCCACGCTGCTCGCCTCGCGCGCCACGGCCGCGGTGTGCGCCTCGCGGATCCCGGCGAGGTGCGCCTGGAATTCGGCGAGGGTGCCCGCGGCGAGGTCGACGCCCTCAGCCTTCGGGTCGGGGGCTTCGAAGGCGGGCGCCTCGGCCGCGCGCTTCGCCTCGCGGCGCGCCTGGACCACGGTCTGCTCGGCGTGACGGAAGCCGTGCTCGGCGGCCATCTCGGCGATCGCCAGGATCTCGCTCGCCTGCGCGTTCGGGAAGCGCGCGCCGAGGGCCTTCGCGATCGCGTCGGCCGGCGCGCCCGTGCTCGTCGCCTGGATCAGCATCTCGCGTCGGCGCGTCGGCTCGAGCCGCTCGAAAGCGAACGGGTCGAGGAGCGCGCGCAGCACGTCCTCGGCGACCACGCGCCCGAGCAGGAATTGCACGGCGTTCGCCACCGGGATCGGCTCGGGCTCGCTCCACTTCGCGCTCGGGTTCTCGCGGCGCTCGCGCGTCACGAGCTGCTGGGCCTTCGCGTTCATCGTGCGCCGCAGCCGGATCGTCTCGCCCTCGAGCGTGACCGCGCACTCGGCGGCGCCGGTGCGGATCGCGAACGCGGCGAGGTCTTTCTTCGTGCCGATGCCGCGCAGCAGCCCGGTGCCGAGGAACAGAAACTCGACCGCGTCGCGCACGGCCGTTTTCCCGACCCCGTTCTCGCCGACGATCATGGTCACGCGCGCGCCGCTCGCGAGGGTCGCCTTCGCGTGGCTGTACCAGTTCTCGAGCGTGAGCTTCATCGGAGCCACACGCACTCGTAGGCGGGGTTCTGATAGAAGCGCGTCGAGTGCGATGCCAGGATCTGGCCCGTCGCCCGGTCGCGGCCGATCGACCAGATCCACTCCTCCGTCTCGGCGTTCGCGTAATCGACCTCTTCCTCGAAGTGCTCGAGGACGTAGTCGCCGTCGGGCGTTCGCGCGCAGCGGCTCACGTCGCGGCACTCGCCGCTCTCGAGCTTCCGTTTCATGGCCAGGTTCGGCATGGCGTTCTCCTCTACCAGCCCAGCTTGCTCTGGGTCGCCTTCGTGGGTGCCCCGGACGTCGGCCCGGTGGCGCCGCCTCCCGGAGAAGTGTTCGCGGGTGCTCCGCTCGCGCTCGCCGTCGCGGCCTTCGCCGCGGGCTGGGCCTCCGCCTCGCGCGGCTTCGCGGGCTCGGGGTCGCGCGCGGGCGCCTCGCCTCGCGCCTCATCGATCGTGGCGCCGCGCGTGGTGCGTGCAGGGATCGAGGTGAACGCGCTCACGTCGTGGGTGAACGTCTGCGAGAGGCGCGCGTCGGCCTGCTCTTCGAGGCTGACCGCGGTCGCCTGCTCGCGGCTCTTCGGCGCGAACTTCACGACCTGCTTCAGCATCTTGCCGCGCGCCATCGCGCCGTAGTGATCGACCCAGGCGGGCGAATCGCCGCTCGGCGCGGCCTGCCGGATCTGTTCGATCTGGGTCACGTCGTAGACGTCCCAGATCTCGCCGCCGTAGATCGTTTTGAGGACCGCGTACACGTGGGTGATGTTGTGCCGGCTCGGGAGCCGGCCGTCCTTCGGGCGGTGGCGAATGAAGCCATCGGTGCCCTTCTGGTACTCGAAAAAGTCGCCGTCGCAGACCACGTCGCACTGGAGCCCGGCGATCTTCTCGCTGCGCCAAGCGAGCGCGAGGTGACCCAGGTACCCGATCTGGAGCTGGGCCACGAAGCTCCCGCTCCGGCGCGGCGTCTCGTAGGGGATCATCCAGCACTCGCCGTTGATCCCGATTTCAAGCCCGAGGGTGGCGGCCTCGAGCACGCACGAGATGAAGCTGTGCGGCGTGCAGCGGTCGAGGTTCTCGACCTCGTGAACCTGCCGCAGGGCGACGCCGACGATGCGCTTCAGGATCGCCGGGTCGCGCACGATGCCTTCGAGGATCGTGCGGAAGTTCGCTCCCCGGAGCGCGGATTCGATCGGGCTCGGCCCGTCGCCCGCTTCCTGTTCGCGTTCGCGGTCGCTGTTCAGCTCGGGCATGGCTCTCCTCCGGTGCACGGACGTGGCCCGCGCGCGGCAAAGGTGGCGAGGTTTCTTATCGTGGGAGCGGTTCCGGGGGAGTGTGCGCGCTCGCCTAGCTCGTCGCGGCCAACGATGCGCAACGTGCACGCAGCTCCCCCGGGCCGCCCCTCTCACCCGCGCGCGCGAACGCTCGCGCCGCGGGGAACCGTCGCCGCAGGATCTCGCGCAGCCAGCGCGGGTATGCCCAGGCGCCCTGCCAGGCGACCTGCCCGGCGAGCGCGAGCATGATCCGCTGGTGCGTGATCGGCAGGGCGGGCTCGCCGCCGTCCCGGTCGCTCCAGAGGTCATGCCAGGCGAGATCCCAGCGGAAGCCGGCGCGCGCCGCGCTCTTCGCGAACGCGACCGCGTCGGCCTGATAGATCGTGACCCGCTCGCGCGGAAGGTGCGGCCGCACGAGCGTGAGGACGTCGGGGTCGCGCTCGACCACGTCGACGTGCTCCACGGCGGGGTTCGCGAGGAAGCCGCGCACCACGCAGCCGAGGCCGAGGCCGCTCACGAGCACGCGCCCGCGCGCGCGGAAGATCGGCTCGAGGTGCTTGCGCAGCTCGGGGAGATCGTCGCTCATGACGGCCTCGCCGCCGGCGTCGGCGGTTTCCCAGGTGAGGCGCCGCAGCGAGGTGTAGGTGCCCGGCGCGACGATCTCGCCGTCGCGGTTCACCTGCGGCGTGCGCGGGCTCCACCGATGGACCCGCCAGAGGCCGCTCGTCGCCTCGGGGATGTGCGTCGCGCGCATCGCCTCGAGCACGGCGGCGCGGTCGAGCTTCACGGCTCGTCTCGCAGGGTGAGCTTCAGGACGTGGTCCCGGATCGTGCTCGTGAGCAGCGCGGGCTCGCCTTCGGGCGTCACGGCGTAGCCGCCGATCTCGTCGCCCCAGGCGAGGAGCTGCGGCGACTCGACCAGCCTTGCGAAGGCATCCCAGCGGGCCTGTTCGCCCACCGGGAGCGGCGGCGGCCGGCGCATCGGGCCGACCTTCATCACGAACCAGGCGCGGCGGATCCACGCGATTGCGAAGTTCAGCGGGATCGGCGCGCACCAGGAGCGGTCGTAGACCCACTCGGTGTAGGCGTAGCCGAAGCCGCGCGGCATGTACTCGCCCTCGACCATCGGGCGCAGGATCCTGTGCCGGCGAAGCCACGCCTTCATCGGTCGCGCCGCTCGTCGAGCCGCACCGCGATCCCGACACCGATCGAGACCGCGACGAAGATCAGGGCGATCGGCCAGAAGGCACCGATCACGGCCGAGCCGAGAACGTGGGTCGCGAGGTCGTTTCCGCGCCGCACCCGGCTGCGTGCGGCGATCGCGATGCCGAACCAGATGCCGACCGCGATCGCGCTGTACCAGGCGAGTACGCTCACCACGGCTCGGGAAACTCCTGCACGTTCAGGCGGCGCGGCCAGCCCTCGCGGCTCTCGCCCTTCCGATCGATCGGCGTGATGTGCCCGCGGCCGCCGGGAAGGTCGAGCGTGATCCGGTCGCCGAGCGGCATCGCGTCGAATTGCGCGAGCGTGCCGATCGGGTTCGAGCCCAGCTGTTTCATCCAGAAGGCGCAGGGCGTCTCGAGGGTCTGCTCGAGCAGGGCCTCGAGCCAATCGATCGCGCACTCGCGCGCGTCGGGCCCGCTCTCGCCGCCGGCGATGATCCAGTCGACGCGCTTCGGGTCGCGCGCGCCCTCGCTCGTGTCGAGCCCGTGGAGCCACTCGGGGCGCAGGACGATCGGGCCGATCAGCGGCTCGGCGCTCACGAAGCGCACGCGCGCCGGCGTCTCGAGGAGGTCCGGGATGCGCGCGTCAGCGCGCCGCTGATCCTCGGCCGAGATGCCGAGCCAGATGTTCTTCGGCAGCTCGCTCACGGCGAGCCACATCGACGGATCGTCGCCTGGGTTGCGCTCCGCGTAGAGGAGCTGCGCGGCACCTTCGATCAGGGCCATGCGCGTCGGCTCCGCGAAGTACTCGCGCATCGCGGCCGCGCGCTTCGTGAGGATCTGGAAGGTGTGCCGATCGGCGAGCGCCATGACGCCGAACAGCGTGTCACGCGTCTCATCGGAGATCGCGTCGTGGAACAGATCGCTCATCGAGTTCACGAAGATCTTGCGCGGCCGCTTCCAGCGGAGCGGCTGATCGAAGCGATCCCAGAAGGTCGCCACGCGGCCGCTGAATCGGCCCGTCGAGGTGAGCAGCCCCTGGTAGTGCTCGCCCACGACCGGGTGCCGCTGCAGCCGGTTCACGGCGCGCTCGGCGTAGCAACGCTCGCAGCCGGGCGAGACGCGCGTGCACCCGACGACCGGGCTCCACGTCGCATCCGTCCACGAGATCCCGGTGTGATCGTTCGCCATCAGACGGCGGCCTTCTCGGCGAGGAGCTTCGCCGCGGCCTCGCGCAGTACGACCAAGAGCGCGGCGCGCGCGTCCTTCAGCGCGGTGTCGAAGTCCTCGCGGACCATCTTGCGCACCGTGTCCTCGAGGAAGCTCTCGAGCAGGGTGCGGTCGCTCGCGTAGCTGCCGCGCTGGTGCGGCGGCCGGACCTTGAGATCGCGCTCGAGCTGCGCGCCGACCAGCTCGCGCAGCGTGACCGGCTTCGCGTCCGCGGCGATCTCGCCGTAACGATTCGTCGGCCGCACCCCGTGCTCGACGAGGTCGGCGAGGATCAGGGCCGCCTGCCCGAGCGCCGCATCATCGGCGACCTTGCGGACCCGCTCGCGCACCACTTCGTCGACCATCACCGATTCGGCGATCTTCTCGGCGACGAGGTCGAAGAGCGTCGCGCCGTCGCGCCGGTGCGGGATCGGGGCGTCCAGGCTCAGGGAGATCTCGACCTTGACGTCCATCGGGTGCTCCTAGTCGGCGAGGGTCGGGCTCAGCCGCACTCCCTCGCGTTGCGTTTCGATCAGGCCGCGGCGCACGAGCTGCTGCAGGTACAGGTTGCGCGTGCTCCGCTGGTAGCCCGTACCGTCCCCCACCGCGTCGCGCGAAATCCAGCCCGGCGCGGCAGATGCGACTACTTCGAGAGTGCGCCGCTCGCCCTCGGGCAAGCGCTCGAGCCAGTACTTCAGGAGGGCGTGCCCGGTCGGAAGGCGCTCGAAATCGCCGAGGGCGGCCAGGCCGGCGGCGGTCGCGTGGAGCCGGCCGCCGTTCTCTGCGATGAAGCCCGCGCGCGCGAGCTGCTGGAGGTAGAGGTTCCGGGTCGACCGCTTGTAGCCAGCGATCGTCCCGATCTGGACGCGGCTCACGCCGTCGACGTGCTGCGCGATCGAGATCAGCACGGCGCGCGGGCCCTTCTCGAGCGCGGGCTGGACCAGGCCGGCGGCAACCAGCGGCGCGATGGAGGAGGCCGGCAGTGACTTCCGCTTTTCGGCGATCGCTCGAGGCGCCTTCGGGATCTCGGGCGCGGGCAGCTCGCGCCCGGCGAGAACCGCGAGCTTGCCGAGCGCCGTCGCCAGCTCGCTGATGGCGGCCGTCGCGGCGTCGGCGAGGCGCTCCACGTCGCGGAAGCGGCCGCGCACGTCCTGCAGCCGCGCCTCGAGCTGCGCCGTCTTGCGCTGCTCGTAAGCACGGCCTTCCTGAATCGCGCGGTCGAGCACGGCGCGGTCGAAGGCGGGCGATGGCGCCGGCTTCGCGGCCAGCTCGCGCTCGAGCGCCGCGATGCGCGCGCGCAGCCGCTTCGGGTCCGCTTCCTCGGCGCGCTTCATCACCTCGGCCATCTGCGCGCGCACGCGCGCGAGGTCGACCTCGGCGACGCTCTTCGGCTCCACGATCTTCTCGCCCGGCTTCGGCGTCGCGCCCGAGTCGAAGGTCGCGATCGCGCCGACGTGGATCCGCTCGAAGATCCCGCCGGCGCTGGGCCAGCCCGGTGACCAGACCCAGGCGTCGCCGGTCGGCAGTGACGGAAGGCTCGCCATCAGCGTCTCGCGCTGCTCGCGCTCGCCGTGGACCTCGACCCAGGCGTCGAGCGCGGCGCGGTCCTGCGGCGAGATCGTGCGCAGCGCGATCAGGATCTCCGCTTGCGTGAGCACGTTCTTGTTCAGCACGGCACTGCGCTGAGAGATCAGGGTGCACCCGAGCCCGCGCTGCCCGCCGCGCCGCACAATGTCCTCGGCCGCACCGAGCATGCGGAGCTGATCGCCCTTCTGATCGGGCTTCTGGGGCGCGATCGCGTCGGCCTCATCGATCACGAGCATCAGCGCGGTGCGATGCCGCTCGAGCGCCTTCAGCCGGTAGAGGGCCTCGAGGAAGTCGGCCATGAATGTCGCCAGCTCGCTCTTGCGGAAGAGCGAGAGGTCGAGCAGCGCGCTCACGCGCTCTTCGACGACGAGCTTCGCGACCAGCTCGCCGCCGGCGCGCTCGAGCGGAACGTCGCCGCGTTCGCCGCCGAGGATCGTGAACGGCAGGCCCGGGCTCTTGCCGTCCGCGCTCGAGCGCACGCCCCACCAGTCGCCCTTCGGGTCGACGATCACGACCTGAAGCCCGGCGCCGGCGAGCCCCTCGACAAGCCTGCGGGCGAGATAGCTCTTGCCGGCGCGGCGCTTTGCGAGGACCGCGACGGTCTGCGTCACGATCTCCGCGGGGAGCCGGAAGTGATCGTTGAGCGAAATCCAGATCACGGCTTCGCGTTCTTCCGCTTCGCGGCCTTGCGCGCGCGCTTGGGCGGCTTCGCCTTCGCCGCGAGCTTCGCCTTCGCGGCCTTCACCGCGGCCTTGGTCATCGCGGTCAAGTCGGCGCCGGCGAGCGCCTGGATCCGCGTCACGATCTCGGCCCGGTCGCTCCCGTAGGTGCTGAGCGCGCGCGCCGTCAGGATCTCGACGACCAAGCCGAGGGCCTCGCCCGAGGTCGCGCCCGAGACCCACGCGTGCAGCTGCTCTTCGGGCCGCTTCCCCTTCTGCGCGAGGCCGCGGCGCGCGGCCGTCTTGCGCAGCAGCTCCGCCCAGCTCGCTTCAATCACGGCGTCGGCCAGCCAGGCGAAGAAGTTCCGCGCGCCGTCCGTGTCCGCGTAGCGCGTCTCGGCCACCTGCTGGAGGAAGGCGCCGCGCGCTTCGGCTTCGGCGCGCTGCTGGGCGTTCGCCGCGCGCGCGGCCGGCGTCGTCTCGGAGCGCTCGCCCTTCGCGGGCTTCGCGAGCGCCTCGAGCATCTTGCGCGGCAGGGCCTCGACCGCCGTCGTGATGCGCGTGAAGCGGTCCTCGGCGCGCACGAGGTGGATCTGCTCGGCGATCTCGGGCTGCGCGAGGTGCTTCCCGATCGTCTCGCGATACGACTTCTCGCCGGGCGCGCTCCAGTTCCGCTCGTCGAGCGAGACGAGGTGATTCGGCAGGCCGCCCTTCGCCACCACGGGCCGCTTGCTCGCGCGGTGCTCGGCCTCGCGCGCGCCCCACCACCGCTCGGCCTTGTCGCGAAAGCACACCGGATCGGTGCAGGTGTTCTTGTTCTTCACGTCCGCGAACAGCTCGGCCTGATTCCCGGAGCGCTTCGGGCAGGTATGGCACGGGCCCGCCGCGCCGTTCACGCGGGCATCGTCGAGCGGGAAGGGGGCGCCCTTCAGCTCGAGCATGAATTCCTCGCGGATCCGGCGGCCCAGCTCGCCGACGCTCGCGGCGTAGTCGCGCGTGAAGCAGCGGGCGAGCGCCGCGTCCTGCACCTCGGGCTCCGCGATGCGCGCGAAGAGGTTCGCGTGGCCGATCTCGAGCCGGCCCTCTTCGAACGCCTTGCGCACCTTCGGCGAGAGGTGGCGCAGGCGCAGGCGCGCCTGGATTTGGTGGACCGGCATGCCGGTCGCCTCGCTCAGCTCGCCGGCGCTCTTCAGGCCGGCGCGCTGCAGTCGCTCGAGCGCCTCGGCCTCATCCAGCGGGTGGACGTCGGCGCGCGCGGCGTTCTCCGCGATCTGGGCCGCGAGCGCCTGCTCGTCGGTCAGGGCCTCGACCCGCACGGGGATCGTCTCGAGCTTCAGGGCGCGCGCCGCGGCGAGGCGCCGCTGGCCCGCGACCAGCTGATACCGCTCGGGGTCCGCGGTCGGGCGCACGAGGATCGGCTGCAGCACGCCGCTCGCGCCGATGCTCGCGGCCAGCTCCGCGTCGGCCTCGGCGTCATGGCGCCGGCGCGGGTTCCAGAGACGCTCGTCGATGCGGTCGAGGGCGAGGGCGGAAGGCTTCACGGGGCTCCCTTCGGATCGCGCTGCGCGCGATACCACTGGTGGTGGTCGTGAACGAGCGCGCGGGCGATCTGCTCGCGCGACCAGCCCAGCTCGAGGAGCGCGGGCGTGGAATTCAGGCCGGGCTGCGGCGCGCCGCAAATCCAGCAGTACCGATGGCCCGCGATCTGGCACTGATCGTCGACGGGCTCGTGTCGGCCGCGCTTGTGGCAGAGCGCGCTGCGCAGCCAGGGGCCGATCCAATCGAGGCGCCAGGGCAGGTGCTCTTCCAGCCAGACCGAGAACGCGACCCAGCGGCCCGCGGCGTTGCGGCCGCGCATCAGTCGGGCTCCGGCATCTCGGCGACGGGCTTGATCCCGAGCCACATCTCGAGCGATTCGATCGTGGTCAGCGCGATCGTGCGGTGCTTCGCCGTGCTCTCGGGCCCGCTCGCGATCAGCGTGTTCCGCGCGGTGTCGAGGATCAGGAGAAGGTCGCCCGGCAGCCCGGGCTTCAGGATCGGGCGCGCGGCCATCACTTCTTCTCCCGGAGCACGCGGAAGGTGGTCGAGTGCTTCACCTCGTAGGGCCCGCGCGTCTGCGCGCGGTAGGTGAGCCGGATCCCGCCGTCGAGCGATGCATCGGTGTGCTCGCCCATCAGGGCCACGAGCGCGTTGCGGTGGTGCTCTTTCGCCATCGCGGCAGCCTTCTCGGCGGCGGTCGCTTGCTTCCAGGCGTTGAAGTGGCCGAGCGCATCGGGGCCCTCGAGCCGCACGAGCCCGGGCGTCTCGCGCGCGAACATCTTCGCGAGCGCGGCCTTCGTGGCGGCCGGGTTCCCGGTGAGGATCGGCTGCGCGCGGCCGCCGAGCAGGCGATCCCAGAAGTCGATCTCCGCGGGCTCGATCTCGCCGGTGATCCGGGCTTCGTCGCGCTCGACCTTGCGCCAGCGCAGGCGGTAGCCGTCGAGCAGGCCGAGCACGTAGACGAAGCCCCAGCCCATCACGGCCATCTGGTGCTGCGCCTGGACCTGGACCTCGTCGGGCACGCCTTCGCGTTCCCACTCGTCGGCGCCGAAGATCTTCAGCTTGCACTCGAGGCCGCCGACCTCGCCCGTCGCGAGCGCGACCTCGCCGTCCGGCGTCGCCATCATGAAGCCGAGGCGATCGTGCTCGCGCTGGTAGAGGACGTTCGAGGGGCGCGCCTTCAGCCCTGTCTCGGCGTTGAACGCTTCGATCATCGGCTTCTCGACGAAGCGCCCCCAGCGCTGCAGCTCCGTCTCGGCGTCCTCATCGTCGCCGAGCAGCCCGAGCTTCGCGGCCGCGACCGAGGTCGGGCTCCCGAAGCGGCTGATCCCCAGGATCGCCGGCGCGTCGCTCGCGCCGACGCCGCGGCGCCGCTCTTCGATCCAGAGGCTGCGGTTCGCGTTCGCGTCGCAGATTGCTTTGGCCATGCGTGTTCCTCCGAGCGTGGATGTGGCCACGATCGGGTGCGAGGTGGCGCGGAGAATTCCACGAAATCGCGGCGCGGGTCAAGCGGGCCCAGGGGTGGTGGTGTTCTCGGCGCGCAGCCACAAGACGCCGGCGAAATCTTGTCGGCTCTGTCGCGAAGGCTCTTGCGCGGGCTCGCGCGCGATGGTCCCCTGGCGCTCGGGAGGGCGCTTCGGCGTGTCGCGCTACGGTTTTCTCGCCCATCGATCTCTGCGCGATCGCCCTCCCAAGAGCACGCGCACCCGGCCCCGGTCATCCGCGAGGGTGGCCGGGGCCTCAGCCTCCGGGCTCGCCTGATGGCGACACCGCGCAAGCGCTGGTTTCGCGTGGCCGACTCGCTCTTGCGGGAGGATCTCTCGCGCGACCAGCGGTCGACGTTCCTCGGGCTGCTCGCGTGGTTCAACCAGCGGCGCCAGCGAGACGGACACATCGGCCGGCGCGCGCAGGAGGCTGCGATCCCACCGGGCGATCTCCTCACGATCACGCTCTCGGCCTCACTGGATGAGGCGCGAAAGTGTCTCGCGGACCTGCGCGAACGCTTCGAGTTGAAAATCGAGCCGCGCGGCACGTTCACGTTCGTCGAATGGCCTAAGCTCGCGGAATTCCAAGAGTGGGAGCGCCCGTCCGCCGGGCGACACTCTGCCCCGGGGTCTGCCCGTCCGGCGCCCCTTCCGACTCCGACTCCGAAACCGTCTCCGAAACCGAAACCGAAGAAGAAGAGAGGGCGCGCCTCCGTCGCGCCCCGCCCACACGAGGCGGATGGCGACGAAGCACCGGCGGTAGGCCAGGAGCTGCTGTTCCCGAAGCCCCCAGCGAAGCCGGCACCGGAGCGGCTCTCCGACCACGATCTCGAGCGCATGCGCGAATGGGCCGAGGAGCACGTCCCGTGGCTCTCGCGTGGCGGCCTGAAGGCGGATCGCTCGCTCGAGACCTACGTCGCGACTGTGCTCGAGCACTTCGGCGCGGGAACGAAGCGCCGCAGCGACTGGGTCAAGTCGGTTCAGAAGTGGATCCGCAAGGACGAGCGCGAGCGGCTCACGCGGCTGGGAACCGATGGGGCGAAGCTCGCGCTCCGGGATCCGCGCGCGTGGGCGGACGAGTTCGACGCTAATGCGCGCGCGGTGCGCCAGCAGGAGGAGTTCGCCGCGCGCGCCGAAGCGGCCGCGGGCCCGGGCCCCGTCCGGCCGCCGATGGATTCCCAGCGAATCGAGCGCGGCGCGCACGCTCGGGCGAGCGAAGCTCCGCCGCCGGCGTCGCGCGAAAAGCTCGGCTGGTGAGGAGACGATGAAGCGCCACACGAAGGCGAACCCGTGCCCGATCTGCGGAGGCTGGCCCGATCAGCCGCGCGGCCAGGGCATCCGCTGCGCGGGGTGGATCGGCGACGAGGGCTGGATCCACTGCTCGCGCGAGGAGCAAGCGGGCCAGGCGAAGTTCCACGCCGGCTCGCAGACCTACTCGCACCGCGCGGTCGGCCGCTGCCCGTGCGGCACGGTGCACCGCGAGGATCCAACCGCGAACGACCCGCCGCCGCGCTCTCGCGCGCGGGCCTATGGGACCACGGGCCGCGCGACGCCGGCGTCGCGCGAGCATCTCCGCGCGGTCGACGACGAGCCGAAGGTCGAGGTCGCGACCTACGACTACGTCTCGCTGCGCGGCGAGCTGCTCTACCAGGTGGTCCGCTACGAGCCCAAGACGTTCCGCCAGCGGCGCCGGCATCCCGCGCGCGCGGGCGAGTGGGTGTGGCACATGAAGCCGTGCCCCGGGCGGCCGAAGTGCGATTGCGGGCTCGGCGACCAGCCGACGACGCTCTTCCAGATCCCGATGCTCTTCGCCGCGCTGGACGCCGGCGACGATATCTGGATCGCGGAGGGCGAGAAGGACGCGCTCGCGCTGATCGCGGCCGAGCAGGTGGCGACGTGCAACACGGGCGGCGCCGGGAAGTGGCGCGACGAGCTGTCGGAGCCGTTCCGGCGCATGCGCTCGGGCAAGATCCGAATCGTTCAGCACAAGGACGAGGCCGGCTACAAGCACGCGCGCGAGGTGTTCGGTTCGATCGCGCGGGTGCTCCACGTCGAGTCGGGCGAGGACGTCTCGCGCGTCGAGCTATCGATCGTCGAGGCGAAGGATGGCAATGACGCGGCCGACCACCTCTCGCTGGGCTTCGGCGTCGGCGACTTCGTTCAGGTGTTCCCGGTCCCGGAGGCGCTGCTCGAGACCGACCCGCGCGCCTTCAAGCAGCTCATGCTGCGCCGCGCGCTCGAGCTGCCGACCGCGCCGGTCGCCGCGGTCCCTTCCGAGCGCGGCCCGCGCGAGGCGCAGCCGCTCTAC